TTAACAAATCTGCAAGAGTTAACTGCTGAAGTAAGCTTAACTGAAGAAGAAATGTTTCATGAGATATTACTAAAATCATTGTATCAACACGATATGAATATAGACTCTACACTTTATTTTAAATTATGTGATATACTAATAGCAAAAAATCACGATTCAAACGAAGTAACTAGTAGTATGTTACCATATACAAATAGAGGTGAAGAGTATGATGAAGATACAAGAGAGAATGCAATAAAGTATTTGTATGAATTAATTCCTGATTTTCCTAGAAAAGCTAGTGAGATAAAGGATTATAAATACAGGCTTTATGAGCCAATAATCTTTGAAGCATATAACTTGCGTAAACAAGAACTTAATAAACACATAAAGGAGATTAATAATGCAATTAACAATTCCGTTAGAAGTATACAGCAAACTGAACTATTTTCTTAAGAAGTTCCCATCAACAGAGTGGTCTGGCCCAGCATGGTACAAACCACATTATAAGAAAGGGGATAAGTTTCCAATAGGATTTACACTTATTCACTTTCATCCTGTTGATTTGGGACATGGTACAGCAACAACAATAGAAGCTGAAGATACTGCAAAGATACTTGAGAAGACATGGAAGAATTACCCTGAAACAGAAAAGTGTATGATGGGTATTATACATTCTCATCATAGTATGGGTGCTTTCTTTAGTGGTACAGACAAGAGCTGTTTAAAAGACAATGCTCCAGATGAAAACTTCTATTGTTCTACTGTTGTAGCAAGTGCAAAAGAGAAATTTGCGTTTGCATTAAGTTACAAAGACCAATATGATAAAGTGCATCTAATAGAGGCAGAATCTAAAGACATTAACATGACTATGCCTGTAGATAATAAAGAACAAAAGAAATGGGAAACTATTGCTAAGAAAATAGAGAAATCTAAAGAAGAAACAATAGTTACTAGATTCTATAAAGGAGGTAGCCTTAATCAAGGCAATTTGTTTCCATATAGGCCTAATTCTTATTTGTTTGATAATTATGATGAGCTTGATACTCACATAACTAAACAGGATAAGATAATTGATGACCTAAGACAAGCCTCTTTAACTGCAGATGACCCTGACTCTGCCTTTATATCAAGTTTGTATGAAAGTTTTACAAAAGGTGATATAGAAGAGTTAGTGATGGAAGATGCATTAATAGATATGAATCTTAATCCAAGAATAGTATTAGATGAACTAACAAAAGGAGATAATAATGCAACAAAAGTTTCTGCGTAACAAAGACTTAATACCACAGGATAAACTAGATGACATAACAGTTGTTGGTTTAGGTGGTATTGGTAGTGGCGTGGTGATGTTATTAGCTACAATGGGCTTTAAGTTTATTCGTGGCTATGATAACGACATCATGCAGGAACACAATTTCAGTACAACTCTATATCCAGAATCATGGTATGATGAAGATGGTAGCAACACTAAAGCCACTATGGCTGAAAGAACTGCTAAAAACTATGGTGGTAAGATGATAGAGACTGAAATGAATAGTAGTCTGTTTACAGGTGAGGGGCAAGTCCTCTCACCTAAGACTATAGTTTGTACAGATAGTATGACTAGTAGGAAGTTAGTATATGAATCATGGCTAATGAATCCTGACAGAGAGGTCTTAATTGACCTTAGAATGGATGCATTAAGTATGAGTTGTATAACTACAACCAAGAATCTTGATAAATACCAAGACTATTGGTTTCCTAACGGAGGTAGTGGAGAACAAACTCCATGCACAATGAAACATACTATATTCTGTGCGAACCTAATTAGTGGTATTGGTGTGAATCAACTGTTTAATTACTTGACACAAAGACCTTTCTATGCGTATATTTGGCAAGGTCTTTCGCCTTTAGTAACAAAGACAGAAGACTTTAATTGTGGAGAAGTAAATGAATCAATCAATATAACTGAAGGAGAAGCGTATGCAAATACAAACTCGTACAGTTTCAACTAATTGGAGTGACACCATTGGAGGGTTGACTTGGTATTTTATCGGTCAACCCAAAACTGGTAAAACGACAGCCGCCGCTAACTGGTCTAGCAAAGGTGCAGAAGGTGTTCTAGTAATAGACACTGACCTTGGTGCTGACTTTGTTGATGGTGCTAATGTTGTAACTGTAACATCACTAAACCCACCTTTCGAAGGAGAAGGCGATGACAGAAAAGTTGTCCCACCAAATGAGAGAGGTTTCTATCATAGAGTAGGGCCTGACAAAGGCAAGCCAATGGAAGTTTACTCTTTATTTGAGGTATACACTTGGATAAAGAATAGTTGGACTGAACTTGGTTACGAAACTATTGTGATAGATACTATAGACACTATAAACGAATGGATACAGGAAGCTGTATGTGAAGAGATGAATATTAGTGCTATGGGTGAAGGTGACTGGGGTTCTGATTGGGGTAAAGCTAGAAAGAAAAATGTTGACATAGTCAAAAGACTACAACTCTTAATGAAACAACATAGCTCAAACCTAATCTTAACTTCGCATTCAAAACAATCTCAAATGAATGATGGTAAAGTGCAACTAAGTCCAGAGTTACCTCGAGGCTTAGGATATGCATTATGTGCTAAAGCCGATGTAATTGGCTACTCTACAGTAGTCAAAGACAATCCAATTCCAAAAGTATCTTTTCAAGCATATGATGAGAGAACAGTTGGCTCTAGACTAAAGCCATTAAATGGGCTTGTTTTGCCGTTTACATATACAGATGTAACTAAAGCAATAACTGAATATAAAGAAGATGAAGGAGAATAAGTATGGCATTATTGCAAACTTCAAATAAAGGAACTAAGAATGACTTTACTGGCTTTATAGAAGCTGGCATAGAAAGAGTCGAAGATAAGTCAGGTCAATACGACTGGGCTGATTGTTGGCTTGATGTGCATTTTAAGCTTAAGGGTAGTCAGTATCCACAAGTTCATTCTATCAAAGGTTCTTTCGATAAAAACCCTGATGGTACAATAGAGGTCAATAGGGTAGTTAGACAATTTAACTATCTTAGAGAAGCTATTGGATTTGATGGTGGTATCAATACCGAAGGAGGATGGGAGATGGAAGATGGTACTGTTGTAGACAATATAGAGTCTACACTAAACCAATTCATCAACAACATGAATGGTAGCGATAACCCATTGTTAGAACCACCTCATGACTTTCTTATATATGTTTATAGAGAAGCTCCTAAAAAAGCTGGCGATAAATCATATAAGAGAGTTTTAGGTAAAATAGTATCTAATAACAATTCAGGTAGAGCTGACTTAGAAAGTTATGTAACCTACATGAAACAAAAAGGATACTTGAAGGAAGCATCTGAAAACGATACCCCTTCCACACCTACTCAACCTAAAGATGACATGCCATTTTAATGGAACTTTATGTTGAGGTAGCTATAGGGAGCCCCCATAAAAGGGGGCTTCTTATGCCTATAGGTAAATACGAACAACACATGACTGAGTTCTTAGAACGGGGTCAATACATACCCATATATAGGTCTCATTATCTTTATGATAAAGAAGCTCTTGTTTTTACACAAGATAGCAAATCACTTAAAGACTATATGGGTAAGAGATATATTGATAATGTACTTATTGATATTGATAAAAAAGATGATAGTGACGAAAGAGTTCTTGAAAAAGCTAAGTTAGCTGTTAACGAGCTAAACTCACTAGGACTAAAAGAAGGTAATTACAGAGTATATTTTAGTGGTACAGGGTATCACATAATGGTATGTGCTGATTGCTTTGGTTTTGAACCTAGTGAAAATCTTCCATATGTAGTAAAGCAGACTATGACACAGTTATTTACAACTGTAAACATAGACCCTGCTGTATATATGAGAACTGCTATATATAGAGAACAAGCTACTAAGAATGCTAAATCAAATTTGTTTAAAACATTGTTACCAACAAATAAGTTTATGCAATTAACTGTAGCACAGATTAAAGGATTATCATCTCAACCATCTAAAATAAATTGGGAAGAAACTATGTGGGGTGATGGCAGTTTAGAAGAACATATACAGACAAATGTGGAGAGTGTCCGTTCTTTTAAAGCCGTACAAGAACCTACAAAAGTTGCACCTTGTATACAACAAATGTATATGGAAGGGCCTAATGAAGGTAACAGGAACAATGTTATACTTCGTATAGCATCCCATTTTAGACGAAATGGTATACCATCTGAAGCAACTAAAGCAAGCATGCTTCATTGGAATAATAATCAATTACAAGAAAATGTCGTTTTAGAAAAAGTAGAAAGTGTCTATAACAATGGCTATCAATATGGCTGTAAAGATGTAGAGATGAAAGCTAGATGTAAAACGCATTGTATACATTATCAAAGAAAAGACTATGACATAGAAGTCAAGGATTTTCAACAGCTACAAAAGAAACTAGAAGAAAGAATGTCTACTGACTTTAGTGGTAAAACAATAGATTTATCAAAAATATTTGGTCTACCAGATGTTGATTGTACAATCTATCCCGGTGAGTTAGTTACAATATTTGGGCCCACAGGTGCAGGTAAAACTACTGTGGCTCAAAACATAATACTAGGGTATAACTCTGCACAAGATAGAATTGATGAGGATTTACAACTCAATACATTATATCTAAGTCTAGAGTTATCAGACTGGTATATGCATAAAAGACATATTCAAATAGTTGCTGATGTAGATAAACAACAAGTAGAAAGTGATGTAAGTAAAATAGCAGAAGACCACAAAAACTTACTAGACCATGTTATTATACAAACTGTACAACCCACAATAGAAGGTATAGCTAATAAAATAAGAGAGCTAAACCCACAAGTTGTAGTAATAGACTATATAGATTTAATAGACCCCGGGCCCACAAAGCGTGGTGAATACGAAGCTATTAGATATATTAGTCACACACTTAGTAATATGGCTGTTAACAATGATATTATTATTATTCAACTATCTCAAGTAAGTAGAGAATACAGTAAGAATGATGTATTAGATTTGTATGCAGGTAAAGGTAGTGGTGCTATAGAAAATGCATCTCGTAAGGTAATAGGTATTAATGGTCAAGCAAAAGACCCTATTAAATACTTATCCTTATTCAAAAACAGTGATGGTGAACTCTTTAGTGATATACCACTAAGATGGAGACCATCATTTAGATTAAGGAGAGATTACGAATGAAGCTTATAAATAAAAAACAAACTGCAAAAGAAATAATAGGTGAATATATGGACACCATATTAGAGATGAGCATAACTGAAGAGCCAGAGCAGATTACTGCATTGGAACTTAAGAGAGATGGTTTGCAGTTAAAAATGAAAGAGAAAGTAAAAAGCATTGATTACTTTTCTCAGAATCTAAAAGAAAGAGATTACTTATTAAGTGCTGAAATAGAAGCTCATAAGGATGAAATAGATAGACTAAGGAATAGACAAAGAGCCTTAGATGCTACTAGTGACTACTTAAATAAGATACTCTTACCAATGCTAATCGAAGAACTTGGTGATGAAAATGGTGTTCTGGAAACAGATACTGCTAGGTATAAACTATACGAAACCTTTGGTAGTGTTATAGTTACAGACCAAGATAAAGTACCAGAAGACTTTATAAAAACCAAGATAACTCAATCAATAGATAAGGCTAAAGCTAGAAAAGTATGTATGCAATTAGTAAAAGATAATGCAGAACTACCTGAAGGCTTAACCATAACCAAAGTTAAAAGAGTAAAAAGGTCGTGATAAAATACTTCATAGACTTTAGTTGGACTAAATCTGGTGTAATGCTACATCTGTTCTCAATAATGAGTATAGGTGTAGTATTATACTCAGGAGGTTCAAGCTATTCTAATAGAGAAACTGACTATTTACTTATTCAGTTTAGACTTTGGAGATTAACAACTAACATAGAAATAGGAGTAGAATAATGAAACTACTATATAACCCATTTAAAAGAAAAAGAAAACCAAGTGTACAAACAAGACTAAACCAATTAGGTAATTTTACTTGGGATAATAAGAAAAAGATAGATAAATTATCATCATTGGTAGATGAGTTAACTTTATCTATAGAAGCAATGAGCACACCAAAAAGAGGAAGACCTCGTAAAAATGTCTAGTCCCATAGGTGGAGACCCAACAGGATTTAAATGTTCAGAATGTGGAACAAATAATCTAATTTGGGAAGAATATGGAGACAGCAGTTCTGATGTATCAGAGCTTGGTACATTTTGTGAACATTGCGAAGATGTTAAAACACCGTTTGATTATGGTATTGATTACGGTATAGCATAGTAACTTAGGGGGGCTCCGACTTCTCCACATACCAATGCCTACCAGCATAGGGGCCCCTTTCATTCAGGAGGATATATGTCTAGTTTAAAAGACTTAAAAGATAAAGAAGCATCAGTTAAAATGTTAATGGATAAATTTGAAGGTGATGCACAAGGTACATTTCAATCAAGAAATACAAACAGAATAGATATAGCTCAAGAGAAAGCAGAAGAGTATCTAGAATCTAAGAGTATACCATTTAAGAATATAGGATTTGATAGTAAAGAAGATAGAATACCTTCTACTATATGGTTTAGTATGCCAGAGTTCTTAAGATGTATGCCTGACATGTTTGTATTTGTAAATAGTACTTTTTACTTATTAGAAATAAAAGGCTGTCAAGACTCTGTTAAGTTTAAGATAGATGATTTACATCAGTATAATCTCTGGAATGGCATAGCACCAGTACAGATGTTTATATATGCTACTAAATTAGATAAAAAATACTTATTGAATTTAGACTTAATATGGGATAACTTACATAACGGTACTTGGGGAAGATATAGTGATAATAATAAGTTGTATATAGATATCCCTTGTAGTACATTAGAGAAGTATGAAAGAGAATAACTACATAGCAAGAAAGAAAGCTGTAATGAAATTATGGGCTTGGCTTGCTAAGAAAAAAACATATGATTACATACACACAGGGCAAAAAACACAAAAAAGATAAGATAGTATTTGTAAATGGTCATCAGATAACTTATAAAGAATTAGCTGAGATTATGGTTACATTCTATCAGAATGAAGAAAATATATATCCAAGACCAAGATTCAAAGGCGGTGAATATTTCGCTGACTTTATAAGAGAGTGTTTATCAGAAGGTAAGGTAACTAAAGAAATATTAGTTAAGTATAAACTTGAAGATAAATAAACAAGATTTTAAAAAAGTACTTGTACCTGTACATGGTACCCATTGGCAAAGAGCTTATAAAAAGCTTTTACGCAAAATAAGTGCATTAAAGTCTAGTTTAAAAAGAAGAGCTATAGAATCAGGCACAAAGTTTGATATAGAGCTAAATCAGTTAAAACAAATGTTTCTTGATATTTATGGTAATGATTGTAAATATTGTGACAAGAAACTTAATTATCGTAACATAGCTTGTGACCATGTTATACCATTAACTAAAGGTGGTGATAGTTTAGTAGAAAACTTGCAGTTAATATGTAGAACATGTAATACAAGAAAAGGGCCGCTTGATGAACAGGATTTTAGTTTACTAGTTGATTTAGTAATGGAACTTCCTGAAGAATTAAGTAGCTATGTAATGAGAAAACTAGCCAAAGGAGGGCGATACTAATGTTAAAAATAAAAACAAAAAACCCAGTAGACTTCGTAACAAAAAATAGAGGTATGGGTAGTAAAGAACCTGATACTAAAATAAGTGATGCAGAATTACTAAAGTTTTACTTAATTTTAATAGCAAAAAGTACTATTGAATTAGGTTCTGCAGGTTACAAAAGGATGATTCAAATTATGTCAAAGGTTCAAAAACAAGAGCTAAAAGCAATGAGAGGTGGTACATGGCAAAGAAGGTCAACTACTAGGCAATATAATAAATTATTGCTAGATACTGCCCGGGCTTATATTGAAGAATATGAAACATTCTTAGGTCAAGTAGGAGCTAAAGCATGAGTGAACCAAATGCTATACTTAAACTTAACTTAAGTGAATTAGAAATAATAAGTAATGCATTAGTTAAAGATACTGAATTGCAATTATTTATGGAAGAAACTATACAAAAACTTCACGAAATGAAGCAAAAACAGATAGACGAAGACTTACAGCAGGT